ATATATAATGACAGTTGACGTTTCGAAGGGAAGAGGACAAGACTATTCAACGTTTAATGTTATACGGATCGATGATCTTGGCTTCTCACAGGTATGCACATATAGAAATAATCTAGTGTCTCCTATGTTATTTCCTGATATAATTGTTAAAGTAGCTACTCTCTATAATAATGCGATGGTCGTAATTGAGAATAACGATGCTGGTCAAGTTGTATGCAATCATGTGTATTATGATTATGAATACGAGAACATGTTTGTTTCGTCATCAGTGAAGTCAAACGGTATTGGCGTAATGATGACAAAGAGAGTAAAGAGGATCGGGTGTTCGAACCTAAAAGATATTGTTGAATTGAATAAACTTCATATTGTAGATGCCGATACTATTAGTGAGCTATCAACGTTCGAAGTAAAGGGTGGAAGTTATTCCGCTTCTACTGGAAATCACGATGACTTAGTTATGAATTTGGTCATGTTCGCATGGTTTGTGTCTTCTGATGCATTCGGTGACATGAGCGATACTGATTTAAAGTCGATGTTATATCAAGATCGAGTAAGAGAAATGGAAGACGATGTAATGCCATTCGGTATAATCAATGATAGACCTACTACGAATACTACAATCGTATATGAAGATATGGTAAACGCAGTAAATGAATGGAACAATCTCTAAACATTCAATGTTATAAATAGAAATCTAATCGAATTGAAATACATCTTATTATGATTCTTATTATACAACTATAAACAACTGAAAGGAATAACAACATGGGTTTTCAAGTATCACCAGGAGTCGAAGTAAAAGAAATCGACTTGACAAATGTAATACCTGCAGTATCTACCTCTATTGGTGGATATTCTGGATATTTTCGCTGGGGTCCAGTAAACGAAATTAATCTCGTAAGTTCTGAAAAAGAACTTGCAGGTATATTCGGTACACCGGACGCTGCTCACACACAATCGTTTTTAACTGCTGCATCATTCTTAAAGTATGGTTCAGCTCTTAAAGTAGTCCGCGCAGGTAATGCTGCACTAAAAAATGCATATGCAGGATCTTTTGAGACACCAACCGGAGGCATTCAGTCAATCACATTTGATGTTGCTCCAGAAGAATTCGAGAATCTAAGTGCTGCGGTTACACTAGCAGTGTCTCAAGCCATTGACGGTATTGGTACTGGGGCAGAGCTTACGCCGAGCTATAGTCCTTTCGCAGCTACGAACTTTGTTCCTGCTACTGCGATATATGAAGTCGAGTCACTCTCTGGCACACTAGCCTCGGGGGATTATTCAACTACAATTGAAGGCCAAACTCTTACTTTCTCGAGTGATGGTTCGGCTCTTACTGTCGGGACTAACGTCACCGGAGTTGATGGTACAGTAGCATCATTTAATGTTGATGAAGTGGTTGACGCTACTTATCCTCTCACTCTCACATGGGATGATGTAAACAGCGCAACTGCTGCTATTACGGCCGTCGCTCTTACATCTGGTAGTATACCTGATGGCTCTTATACATTAGCCATCCCAGGCAACACTGGCGCTGATCTTGAGTTTACTAGTGCTAGCAATGTGCTAACCATCACCACTAACACTGTCAGCTACGACGGAAGTACAACACCAGCACCAACAGCAATTGATTTAGTTGTTACTACTACTACATCTGTCGTAGTAACTGTTGCATACGCCCAAGAAAATGCAGTTGCAGATGGTGATGTTCTCAACCTAGTTTCTAGTGTGGATAGCCAACCATTTACTGTTACTTATGATGCAGTGAATGGTAATAGTGTCACATTGGGTGGTAATTTCATTCCCGAGTCTACATTTGGTGCCACATCGCTGACAGCCACAAACGCACTAAACTTCGAAGTTGGTAGCTTCACCATAAGTTATTCTGTTAGTCAAATTAATGTAACGCCAGGTCAAGATTACGATATCCCAACTATCACTGTTAGTGTCGATGGCACCGATATCGATCAAGGTGGACTATTAAACATCGATGAGGCTGAGAGTCTTGCTAATGAAGCAACGTTCATTCCGAATGCTGAAGCCTTCGAACTAGAAACAAATCTTCCTGGTCTGTTTTTCGCTAGATATGCTGGAGAAGTTGGTAATTCATTAAAAGTAACTGTTATTAATGCTAGCACATTCGGTGATGGTGGTGGAGTTGCCTCTTCGTTCGACTCAGCTCCTGAAGGTAGCGATATTCATATGGTTATCACACTCGACGACGAGGAAGTTGAAGCATGGTCTGACATGAGTATAACACCTGGTGCTAAACTTGACGACGGTACAAATAACTACTTCGCAGATGTTATTAATGCTAGATCAAATTGGTTCTATGTTGCTCGTCCATCACAAGCTTCTGCTCCTGCTACATACATCTTCCAAGATGGTGCAGATTGGGACGGAGTTCTTGATGCGTCTGACGTCACAAATGGTCTAGAGCTTTTCCGCGATGTTGAAACTGTAGATGTAAATCTTCTGTTCTCGATGGCTGATACTTCTGAGACTTTACTAATTGGAAAGGCTGTTCAAGATATTGCTGTTGATCGTAAAGATTGCGTAGCATTTGTATCTCCTACAATAGCTGCTTCTACACAAGGTACCGCTCAAAATCGACTTGACGACGTTACAGATCAAATCGACAACCTCACACGAGATACTGATGGTTCTTATGCTGTATACGACTCAACTGCGTTGTATGTATACAATAAGTATGCTGATACTTATTCTTGGATCCCAGCTTCTGGTCATATGGCCGGTCTCTGTGCCAAGACTGATGATCTTGCAGAACCTTGGTTCTCTCCAGCTGGATTGAATCGTGGTGGTCTTAGAGGCGTTACTAAACTTGGGTTTAATCCAAATAAGTCGCAACGTGATACTCTTTATAAGAAGGGTGTTAATCCAATCGCAAACTTCCCTGGTAACGGCATCGTTCTCTTCGGTGATAAGACTGTACAGTCTAAGCCAAGTGCGTTCGATCGTATCAATGTACGTAGATTGTTTATCGTTCTCGAAAAAGCAATTGCAACTGCAGCAAAATATCAACTGTTCGAACTGAATGATGAATTCACTCGTGCGATGTTCAGAAATATGACAGAGCCTTTCCTTCGGGATGTTAAAGGTCGCCGTGGTATTACTGACTTCTTGGTTGTATGCGATGAAACTAATAATACAGGTGAAGTGATTGACACTAACCGTTTTGTTGCTGACATCTACATCAAACCAGCTCGTTCGATTAACTTCATCACACTTAACTTCATTGCTACACGCACAGGAGTTGATTTCTCTGAAATCGTTGGTAAATAATTAACATTAAAAACTTAAAATAAAGGAAAAAAATTATGGCAACATTATCAGTAGATGATTTCAAAGCTAAGCTTATCGGAGGCGGCGCGCGCGCCAATCTCTTTAAGGTTATCATTAACAATCCGCCAGTAGGAGCCGGTCTTAATACCGAACTACTGTCGTTCACATGTAAGGGCGCTCAACTACCTGGTTCAGTAGTAGCACAAATCGACGTGCCTTTTCGCGGTAGACAATTAAAAGTTGCGGGTGACCGTACCTTCGAAAATTGGACTATTACAGCATACAATGAAGATAAGCAAGATGTTAGAAATTCATTCGAAAATTGGATGAATATCATTAACGACGTTAAAGAAAATTCTGGGGAGAAAAATCCTCGGAATTATCAAGCTGACCTAATTGTACAGCAACTTGATCGTCAAGGAAAAACAACTAAGGAGTATGATATCCGCGGTGCTTTCCCAGTAAACATCAGTGCAATTGACCTCGCGTACGACGCAAATGATGCGATCGAAGAGTTCACTGTTGAGTTTGCCTTTCAATATTGGCAGACAAAGGTAGCGAACTAAGTCTTATAGACATTACATACTTCCCGCTCAGGTCCAATCCCTGAGCGGGATTTAATGTATAAATAACATTATGGAATTATTTGGATATCAAATTACAAAGAGACTCTCATCAAAGAGAGATGCAGAGAAAGACATTAAGTCCTTTGCGCCGAAACCTGAAGAAGACGGTGTTTCTTCTACAGTTGCAGCTGGTGGATATTATGGGCAATATGTTGATTTAGATGGTTCAGCTTCGGCCAATGATCAGGATTTGATCATTAAGTACAGAGAAGCAGCGCGGCAACCTGAGTGTGACTCAGCTGTGAGCGATATTGTTGATGCAGCGATTGCATCGAGAACGAGCGGAAGCCCATGCGAGATCGATTTAACCGAGCTCGACCAACCAGATAGTATTAAAAAGAAGATTGTCGAGGAATTCGACAACGTACTATCGCTTTATAAATTTAATAAGAATGCTGAACAGATGTTTCGGCAATGGTATATCGATGGAAGAATATATTTTCATATCATCATCGACGAAAAGAGCCCAAAAAGAGGAATTTTAGAAATACGTCCTATTGAATCTACCTTTATGAAGAAGGTAAAGGAAATACAGACTGAAACAGATACTAAGACGAATGCTACTATACAGAAGGTTGTAAATGAGTACTATATCTACTCAGAACAGTATTCGCACACTGGAGCTACATTGAATGCGCAATCTCAAGCTGGTGGAAAAGAGATATCTGGAGTAAAGATTGCGAAGGATGCAATCATTAATATAACGTCAGGTCTTTTAGATGCAACACAGCAGCGAGTAGTTTCTTATCTACATAAGGCTCTAAAGCCAGTGAATCAACTTCGAATGATGGAAGATTCGTTGGTCATGTATCGTGTAGCTCGTGCTCCTGAGAGACGTATCTTTTATATCGATGTTGGTAATTTGCCAAAGGGTAAAGCTGAAGAATATGTACAAAGCATTATGAGTAAGTATCGTAATAAGCTTGTATACGATGCAGCTACAGGAGATATTAAAGATGATCGTCGACACATGTCGATGCTTGAAGATTTTTGGTTACCTCGCCGTGAAGGCGGAAGAGGAACTGAAATCACTACTCTTCCAGGTGGAGAAAACCTAGGACAGATTGATGATATTGTTTTCTTTCAACGGAAGTTATATAAGACTCTCAACGTTCCAATTTCTCGATTAGATTCTGAAACATCATTCAGTCTTGGTAGATCTTCTGAGATCACTCGCGATGAAGTAAAGTTTCAGAAGTTTGTTGATCGTATTCGTAAGAAGTTCTCTTCTATATTGCTTGAAGCGCTGAAGATTCAGTTGATCTTGAAGGGAATTATTGGAAAAGATGAATGGGAAGACCTTGCGAGCGATATGGCTGTTAGCTTTATCGAGGATAACTACTTCGCTGAATTGAAAGAATCTGAAATTCTTACAGCTAGAATTGAAATGCTTGATCTGTTAGGCGAGAATGTTGGTAAGTATTATTCTACTAAATGGATTCGAAATAACATACTTAAGCAATCTGATGAAGATATTGAAAGAATCGATGCTGAAATCGCAGAAGAAAAACCTGAAGAAGGTGCGGATGATGATATGGGTTTTGAATCGGTAGAAGCAGCTGAAGAAGATATTATAATTGATGAAGAAGTCAATAATCGTACGGAGGAATTGCACGAAGCTCAAATCAAAATGATTGATACAATGAGCAAAATACTGGATGATTAATAAATAGTATTATGTCATCAATATTAGATAATGCAAATAGTGCGTTTTCTGTAGCAATATATAAAAAGCTTCAAAAACAAATAATACCTCTTTCAGAAAAACTGGATGGGTTAGAAGAAAATGTGCAGCTGATTGAAGCTGTTCCTGGCCCAAAAGGAAAACCAGGAATTAGAGGTGATAAAGGCATTAAAGGTGATAGAGGAAATGTTGGTCAACAGGGTTTAAGGGGTGAAACTGGAATACAAGGACCTAAAGGGGACACTGGTCTAAAGGGTGATCAGGGGATCAAAGGAGATCAGGGTGAAACTGGTCCACAAGGTGAGAAAGGTGTTAAAGGCGACACTGGTCCACAAGGTCAGCAAGGTGTTAAAGGCGACACTGGTCAGCAAGGATTAAAAGGCGATACTGGTCAGCAAGGATTAAAAGGCGACACTGGTCAGCAAGGATTAAAAGGCGATACTGGTCAGCAAGGATTAAAAGGTAAAATTGGTCCACAAGGTGAGAAAGGCATTCAAGGTGAGAAAGGCAATACTGGTCCACAAGGTGAGAAAGGCAATACTGGTCCACAAGGTGAGCAAGGATTAAAAGGCGAAACTGGTCTACAAGGTGAGAAAGGAGATTCTGGGAATGATGCAGAATTGCCAGATATTAATAAACTTATCGAACCTCTTTTTGTTAAAGCAAAGGATGAATTAGATTCGTATGTAATAAAAACTGATAGAGATTTTAAGAATTGGAAATCTGCTGTGAATACTCAGCTTTCAACCATCGGAGGAGGTGGTGAAGTCTGGTTAAGTCGTTTAAATGATGTTCAGAGTTCAACAGCTAAAGTTGACGGAAAATTTCTGCAGTACAATGCGGTATTAAAGAAGTGGGTAGGTGCTGAAGTTTTATCTGGTGAAGTTGGTCCACAAGGTGAGCAAGGCATTCAAGGTGAGCAAGGTGTTCAGGGTGAGCAAGGCATTCAAGGTGAGCAAGGCATTCAAGGTGAGCAAGGCATTCAAG